AGTTTCTTCAGACATTGTGGCTCCTTTCGCCTATGGCGAAGTAAAGAGAGGCTTGCGTCTCACGGATGAAGCGCAAGCCTCCTTGTGTCTCATTGAACGTCACTCTGCTCTACTTGAAGCAGGTAATGCGGAAAGTGGCGGAATTGGTATGGCAACCAGTTCCAAGGGTGACGGAGTAAGGCCCGTTCCCGATGGTTGCGGAAGCCGTAGTAGCGACCGTAATACCATCGGTCGTAACGGTGGACATCGTCCCAGCGGCAACAGTCTTCGCCATATAAGCAGCAGTCATACCCTCGAAGAATTCATACTTCGCGGGGGTGGTCTCCTGGAAAACAAGGATGTAGCGAGGCTTGAAGCCAACGTAGAAGGTTCCCGCTGCCGAAGAGGTATCGGTAGTCGCGGAGTAAGTGGCAATGCCCGTAACGGGATCATCACTCACAGTTGCAAAAGTGAAAGCCATATGGATCTCCTTAATGAAGAAAGGGTGGGGAGACTAAAATAAGCCTCCCCGTTATTTTAGTTTACGCAGAAGCGACGACTTCCTGCCGGAGCAACCAGGCATCGTTGAGAATCACAGAAGCAGCCATGGCCTTCCAACCAATGGACGCAAACTGGCCAAGGGGATTCGAATGGTCAACCTGAGCAGCGGAGGTGTAGTAGGTCTGACTCGAAGAAGCCAGATCCACAACAGCATAGGCTTCCTTGCCGAAGATCATGTTGATATACACATCGGAGTTCGAAGCTCCAGTGCTCATCGTTCCAGCAGCACTAGCACCATCATCAGGGAAGATCTGTGCCAGAGTGGAAACAACGAAACGGATTTCCTTGTAGGAACCAATCTCACCGTCAAAGGTGCCTTCCATCGTGCCATACTGAGCCTTGGGAATGTAGCCAGGGATCAGTTCAAGGTCATACTTGACATGGGGATGGATCACAGCCACATAGCCAGAACGGACACCCTGAGTCCCGATCTTGGTAGTAGCGGTGATGTCAGAAGTAATAGGCTTGGCAACATTCGCCTGGAGAGTTCGGATTGCCTTGTCAAGAGCACGGGCATTGATGCGTCCAGCAACATTCACACGGGCCGCGCCAGAAACACCACCAACATCATCCGTGCAACGCTGAACGGTAGATCCACCGATGATCCCAGCCCAGTAGACACGTTCCAGGGTTTCGACCATGTTCTCCGAGTTGCGCTTGACAACTTCGGAGTCAACATCAGTCTCATTCACCCAGATAGCCTGATCCGTGATCTGAGAGAGATTGCCATACTGGTAAAGAGTGGCGGTCAGATCAGTGGACGTAGGATTGACAGTGGATGGCACGACGCCATCAACGAGAGCCTTGATGGTTCCAGGAGTAGCGCCAGAGGTAGGAGACATCTTCTCATACCGGCGGAACTTGATGGTTTTGCTATTCTTGGTAGGGATCTTCTTCTGAAGACCAAACTTGGAGATGGTGAGAAGAGGCTGTGCGACTGCAAGCGCAACCCGATCAACAAAGACTCCAAGAGGAGCATAAGTGGTGCTAGTAGCGGGACCAGCCATGATTTTATTCCTTTACGTGTTTGCCTTCAGCCACGCCTGGACTTTTGCATCCATGGAACTGTCAGCTTCGGTTCGAGTTGAGGTAGTCCCAGTCTCGCTTCTGGCGCGAGAACGATTCTCGGCCTTCGAAGACGTTGTTACTCCCTTGAGCCGATTGATGGTCTTGCCAATTCTTACAATTTCACGCGGATTGGCAAGAATCTCCTTCTGCTCTTCAGGAGAATAAGACTGGATGTCTTTCAAGATGTCTTCCCGAATCTCATCAAGATTGGGGAGGTTTCGTTCGATGTAGCGTTCTGCGTCCGACTGCCCGGTTTTCTCCTTGATGGCCTGCAACTCAGATTTCGTCATCTCCATTTCCTTAAGAACAGGCTGGAGATAAGGTTTCAAGAGCTTCAAGACTTCAGGATCAAGATCCGGCTGCACTTCTACTGGACGGTTCTGACGGATGGCATTCTGGTATTCAGACATCAAGCTCGCCAACTGTTGACGGGTAATGTTGCCATCTTCCTTAGCCTGCCGCAGTTCATCACGGAGTTCCTGCACAACCTTGATTGGGACTTTTGCTTCCTCTTCGGCCTCGACCTTAGACTCAGTCTCAACTTCCGTTTCTTCCGTGCTGACCTGTTCTTCAAATTCCTCTGGCATAACCAGTCTCCTTTTGATGTTTTACGTGATCGCTCACGATGGTTGTAGGATAAGTCTAACTCAATTGATTCGCAATCTCATTTATTAGATCAAGTTTCCCCCTATTACGCAAGGCGATTTCCTGCCAATTGGGATTCGTCGGGTCCACCGGGTAACTGGCCTGGGCCTTCTGCCATTCCAGCCAACGAAGGAAGACCGTTAGCCCCTGGTTCTGGGCCAGACTGTGCATTGCCTCCTTGTCCTCCTGTCTCTGCACCTGGTCCCTGTTGTCCCAGTCCGTTCTGCTTGAGCGCAAGCTGCTGATTAAATTTGCGTTGTTCATCTGCTAAAATCTCCTCTGGAGTTTTGATGAATTTCCAGGCATCACTGAAACCTGCCAAACGGTAGATCTCATTCACGAACTGTGGACCCTTAATAGATGATGCAAATGGCGACTGACCAATTGATGTAGTCAACTGGAGAAGTGCCTGAGAACGCTGTGTATTCATGGACGTCTGGTCTGCACCAACAGGCATAAGATCAAACTCCCCAGCAATATCTTCAGGGGAAACCCTCATCAATTGAGGACTCACCTGGAATGGCTGTCCGCTATTGGGATCATTCGCGGTCTGTGGGTTATCTCCAGTAACTCGAATCCATACGGCCTCATCCATCAATTGCTGGTTTAGGGCAATCTCCTTCTCAAGCATAGGAACAAGCAAAGAATGATTGATGTGATTCAGAGTCTCTCTACTTCTCTGGGAAGACATAGAAGACTGGACGGAAACCTGAGTAGCTGACGCAGAATTGCCAAAATCCATCTGAGCCCCAGTGATGAGGTTCATCTGATTGATTCCAAAGTCGATCTCCTTCCAAGACAAGGAAGCTTCGGAAGGGATATTGAGTGGAATCACATTGTTGACTGGATCTGCCATCTTATGCAGAGCACCAGGAGCAGAAATGAAGTCATCCTGGTCAAAAACACCATCATCCTTGAACTTGAACTGAGGATTCACAGCAAGTCCATTAGCTTCAATGGTTTGATTGTAACGACACTGGATGCCATCATTGATGCCAAGGATAGATTCAATCAAACCTATGCAATAGACTTGGTTCGGAATGGGGAAGAGATTGAATAGCTCCCAAGTGCAGCGCCCATGGTAGAAGGGATTGGGTTCAAAGCGAACAAGAGTCGTTCTATTTGCCACAACGGCAATGTAGTTATGGTATAGGATCGATCCACCCATCCCATCAGGGATCTCGATATCACCCTCATACTGGATGAGTTCCACCATGTTCTTAGGCATCTTGGCAATACCAGTCTGCCTTTCAAGGGTCATTTTTAGCGAATCAGAAGACTCTCGGAAGATGGTTTCATTCTGGACCTGGTCTACATTCTCATACAGAGAGTAGCCATTGGCATCCATCTTAGCCATGTTTTCCAGATACGCCTTCGTCCTAAAGAAACGCATCCCACGAAGGGCCATAGCCCTGTTTGAAGGGTCAAGATCGATCACAAAATCGAAAATGTTACCAGATTGGAACCTGGGACCGTCATATTTCCTTACAGTCTTGGTAGGCCACTCCATTGAAGGGGCTTCTGAGGGTTGTCCAAACTGAGATTGGAGTGATTGCATAGCCATCTTAGCCTGAAACGCCTTTTCATCAGGGATTTCAAGCAAATCTTCATGCCAATCTGTTGCGATAGGCACATTTCCGAAGATGCAGGCTTGTTTAAGAGCTTCTTTGACAGAATTTCGGTTCCCTGACTTGAAATGCTGCCATTTTAGCAGTCCTTCCATCATTTTTGAACTAAGATCATCGCCAGGAGTGCGCCCAAGCACATTAAACCAGTCGCCAGAAGGCATAACTCCATTGGTGAGAGAACTGGCAACAGTCTCAACAATCTGCCAAGGAAGCGAAAGATAGCGTTTGGAGCGATAATCCTCCAAATCAGCCCAAGTTTCTCCAAATCGGCAGTCGTAAGCAAGCCAGCACTCATTCCAAATGCGCTCCTTCATTATCCTTTCGTTCTTCCTGTCCCTATACCATGAGGACAAATATGCAGAAACGCTAGTAGAATCAATTCCCTTTATGATCATTTGCAGTCTACCTCCCCTTCAGTGTAGTCAGTGTGCGCCAAATGCGCCAAATCTTTTGACAAGTCGTAAGTTGCGCTCACCAGAGGAGTGTTCCCTTGACAATTCCTCTCTACTTTTAATGTTTCTCCTAATCCCATAGATGAGGGAATCTCCGATATGGTCCTCTCCATCGGTATCATACTGCTCTACATTTTTTTTATCTACCATAAGCGTTGGGATAGTCCTAATTGCATTATGGCAGCAATCCATTATATGGAATCTACACATCCCATTCGTGACCTTCAAATATTCACGGAACATAGCGATAGACCCAGACTTGAATTTCTTCTGGCTTGGCTGGAAATGAACTCCCTTAGCTCTAAATTGCTCACTTACAGATAGACCCATTTCGTGATTGTCGAAGCACGAAGCATCAATCCAGCGTTCCGAGATGAATTCTTCCGCTTCCTGCTCAGCAAAGAGTATTCGGTCTGCCACCAGGGAGGGGGGTTCCCTCACCCCTTCATTAGGCTTATTGGGCTTGCATCCATAGAGTTCTCTATAGACGAAGATCTCACCGTTAGGTGCCTGACAAAACCAGACGAAGGCATAGGGAGCGGATGTTCCCCAGTCTCCCGACATCCATCTCTTCCAGGAAGGCGGAGGCTTAAAGGCCCTGACGACATGAACAACGGGATCCCATTCATCGAAGAACGCACCCTCGACAACGTCCCACCTACCATCCAGTAGCATCCGACGCTGGGCTTCGGGGAGAGCCAGAAGATGTGCGCGATAGTGGCCGTCCGAATCAAGGTATTTATTATCCGACAGACGACCGGGGATGAAGATCCTTGTGTTTCTTCGAATATCCACCGGCAATTCAGAATCCGGGGTTCCATCATATTTGGAGCCATCCTCAATTGTGAAGTTCTTCTCAATGTTGAGATATTCGTGAATGGGCTTCATGCCCTTCGGATACTTGTCGATGGCGAATCGTCTAAGAACCCAGGTATGGCCGGGTCCACCAGGATTGCTAGTAGAAATAGTCCTACAAGGGATGCCATAAGCAGAACGCATACGAGAACCAAGGAACACATACTCTTCATCTGTGGGCCTCATAGTCAATTCGTC